TGTATATGTCCGTACCCCCGGCTTTTATCCTACCAAGCAAGTCTAGTGTTGCTTGATATGACTGAGATATTAATTAGTAAGCCACCAATCAGACGCTTGCTTTGTGGTTTGGGTGAGAGCCGTAGAACTCACAATCTCAAACAATCATTATGTTTAAGATCTTCTCATTACTGAAAACCGTTTCGTCTGCCAAATGTAATAGGCACGGGTAATACCTACTTCCAACTTCTAACCATCCTATCAAGTATTTGTATCTGATCTTTAAAAATCGTCCAAGCGCCACGAACAGGACAGTTTATTTACGTGACAGCGTTATACAAAACCTTCAATTCCTAATATCCCGACAGTTACCTGTCACCATATTATAGTGAACTGGCCTTATTTCTGCTAAAATTATCGTGTATTTCGTCTTAATAGTGTATATCATTATATGAAGAGTTACATTTACAGGAGAAAACGATGATAGATTCAGAATTGAAAACAAAAGCCACGGCTAAGTTGCAAGAAGAAATTGAAAAAGAGCTTGCGGCCAAAATACCAGATCCCCCACTAGGGGCGGCGGCGGCTTTAGGACCAAAGGAACTACAACAGGATGATGAAAACGATGAAGATACCCAAGGGGATGAACGAAACTGAGGTTGTTAATACAATCTTAAAGATATCTAAAAAACTTGCGCATAAATATACGTTTGCTTCTTATGAAGTTGAAGATATAGAGCAAGAGGCGTTTTTGATTGGTATTGCGGGCCTTAATAAATATGACCAAGGGCGGCCTCTTGAGAATTTTATGTATGTGCATATTAACAATAGGTTAAAAACCTTCAAAAGAGATAATTACTATAGACTAGAGCATGGGGCTGCTGAGAAAATACAAAAGTCCAAAAAAGATATCTTAGAGCCTTTGGATATTCATGAGCTTTACCATATCGCTACGGGCGATACCATCAGTGAAGATGCGGAGCTTTCTGAGGTTCTTGAAAGAATAGATGAAGAGTTACCATCTAATATGCGTAGTGATTACCTTAAATTAAAAAATAACGCTACACTACCTAAAAGCAGAAAAGCTAAGGTTGTATCTTTTATACAGGACATTATTGAAAGGGACGAACATGAAGAAGGGTAGGTTTTCGTTTGAAGAAATGTCTTATATCGAGCAAAATTGCGAGGTTCTTTCTCCTGAAGCAATCGCCAAAGAATTAAATCGCGATCCCGGCTCAATTAGTGATTGGATCAAAAAGAAGGTCGGCTTTTCTCCCAAGCAAAAGAAAGAGGCGGCTGTCGCTAACGAATTAAAAGAGAAGCCTTACTTCAAAGAGCTTTCAAACCAATTCACGCCAGAAGAGTTGGAGATGTTTCAATTCCACTTCAAGAAAATGTGGAGCCAGTTTAAAGACGATGTGTTTCACACGGAAGAAATGCAAATAATTGATACAATCAAACTTGAGCTATTAATGAATAGGATTCTAAAGGCACAGCACGAAAACCAACAGAGCATTATAGCAAATGAAAGAATAGTACAGAACGAAAAGGCGCGAGACAAAGATCAGCGCGATATTGATCTGATTATGAATATAGAGCGCCAGATTGCGATCCTACGAGCTTCACAAGAGACCCTTAGCAAAGACTACAAAGATCTTCAGGCGCGCAAGGCGACGATGCTGAAGGATCTAAAAGGCACAAGAGAGCAGCGAGTCAAAGCCATTGAAGACTCAAAGCTAACGTTTGCATCGCTTGTGAAAAAATTAGCTACAGACCCTCAGTATCGAAGTGATGTAGGTGTGGAAATGGAGAAAATGAGATTATCTATGGAACTAGAGAAAGAACGACTTTCTGATTATGTACAATACGAGGACGGTATAGTGGACCAGCCGTTTCTAACACCAGAGACACTAAAGGAAGAAGAATGAAAGCAATAATATTTGGAATCACGGGACAAGACGGAAGCTATCTCGCAGAACTATTGATAGAAAAAGGATATGAAGTAGTAGGTATAACCAGAAGGGTTAGCGTACCTACATTAAATCGAATTAATCATATCTTGCCCAAAATTAAGATCGTCGAAGGCGATATTACGGACGCTTTTAGCGTTAGCAATGTAATCAAAGAAGAAGAGCCTGACGAGATTTACAATCTTGCTGCACAATCTCATGTTGGGACGAGTTTCAAGCAGCCTAGCCTGACTTGGGACGTAACCGCCGGTGGAGTGCTTAATATTCTAGAGGCAATAAGATATTCAGGCATAAAAGACGCCATTAAGTTTTATCAAGCGAGTTCTAGTGAAATGTTTGGTAAGAATTACAATCTGCGAGAAGGCTTTGCAGAGATGATTAAATTCCAAGACGAGAAAACACCATTCGCTCCCCAGAGTCCATATGCTATTGCTAAATTGGCGGCTCATCACCTTGTGCGGAACTATCGTGACAGTTATGGGATATTTGCTTGTAGTGGGATTTTATTTAATCATGAGAGCGAAAGACGTGGAGAGAAGTTTGTCACTAGGAAGATTACCAAGTGGATTGGTGAGTTTGTAGCTTCTGGTATGGATAAAGAGTTTCCCACGCTACGACTAGGTAATCTAGATGCAAAACGAGACTGGGGCCACGCAGAGGACTACGTTAGGGGTATGTGGCAGATGGTACAGCACAAAACACCAGACGACTACGTGGTAGCTACGGGCGAGACTTATTCAGTTAGAGAGTTTCTAGATATCGCCTTCAAGTATGTAGGAATTGACGACTGGGAAAATCTTGTGGTAATTGACCCAGAATTCTATCGTCCAGCAGAAGTAGACTATTTACTAGGAATACCTACAAAAGCAAAATGTGTACTAGGATGGGAACCACATATTTCATTTGAGAAACTGGTAGAAAGAATGGTGGATAGCGATGTCGAAACGGCGAGATTACAACGACCCGATTTACAAAGAGTTTAGGCTAAAAGTCTTAAAAAGAGACAAATATACATGTCAAATGTGTAAAAAGAAGGGGAAGCGAGCTAGATTAAACGTTCATCATATAATGAAATGGTCTTCGGCAGCTTCTCTTAGGTACGACATTGATAATGGCATAACTTTATGTAGTAATTGTCATAAGTCTGTAACAGGAAAGGAATCTCACTATGTTTCATATTTTTCACAACTAGTTAATAGAAAGAAATAATTATGTTTAATAAAGAAGAAAAATCTAAAACCAGCCCAGAACTACCCGCTTCTCCAAAAGTTAAGAATTTTGCAGATGAAGTATTTTTGGTTAAAGATTCTCCCAAGCCTTCAAACGACGCTGGATTTATCATAGACACGATAAACCAAAATCCGGGCAAGGCTGCTATTTTTGAAAACTGCACAGGCTCTACCTTTAACCAAGTTTACAATGCTGTTGGTAGAGTTAAGCCAACTTGGGACGAAGTTAAAGGAATTATAAAATACAAGCAATGATACCTAAATATAAAGTAATTAAAGACACAAGAGAACAAGACGGCTGGTTCTTCTCTCCTTACGATAAGTGTTCTGGCATGGAAGTCGGAACTCTTAATACCGGAGATTACACTCTTGAAGGTTTTGAGGATGTTGTTTGCATAGAGAGAAAAGCCTCCGTGTCCGAAGTTGCTATGAATCTAGGAAAGAAGAAAACAGCCTTCTACAAGGAAATGGATAGAATGAGAGATTTCCATTTTCGGTATGTGTTACTGGAGTTTTCTGCTTCCGATTTAATAGACTATCCAAATAGTTTACTAAAGACAGAAGAAGACAAAGAGATATACAGAAGATATAAGGCTGGAGAAATACAGCTTCCTAACTTCAAAAGGTTTCAAGTTGTAAAACAAACCAAGATAACTGGAAGATACTTGTTAAAAGCGCTTATGGAGATATCTATACACTACGATGTGAATGTGATGTTTTGCGATAATAAACATAATGCATTTATGATGTGTAATAGTATTTTTAAAAGGTTGAATGAATCATTCCACAAGGAGCAGTAATGTCAAACATACGAGACACTATCGGAGAAATCCACAATTATGGAATTGATGTTAAAAATAGGGAGATTTATTTACATCCAGCAAAAGATAACGGAGACGAAGACCCCGGAGTTGATTATAGGATGGCTATAAACTTTGTAAAAAACATAAGACATCTGGACTCATTCAATAATGACGAGATAAGAATAAACATGCAGAGCATCGGCGGCTCTTGGGGCGCTGGAACCTCCATATACGACGCCATAGCATCATGTAAATCTTACGTCACTATTGTGGTTTACGGGCAGGCCGAGTCAATGAGTGGCATAATATTGCAGGCGGCTGACAACAGGCTTATGTCTCCAAGCTCTTACTTTATGACGCATTTTGGTTCAACAGATTGTAGCGGAGACTATCAAAGCTCGCAGAATTGGGCAGAGCTTGATAAGTACAACTTAGAACTCATGCTAAATATATTTGCTTCAAAGTGCGTAAATGGAAAATTCTTTCAAGAGAGGGGATATAATTTGTCTAAGACAAAATCTTACATAAAAAGAAGGATGAAAGATGGAGACTGGTATCTTAACTCACATGAAGCTGTACAATTTGGATTTGTGGATGGTATATTAGATGATAAGTGATAAACAAAAATTAGAAGACGCTTGGTTAGGAATAGATGTAGATGAAAAACTACTATTTAATCCTATGGACTTTATAACAGAGGGTGCGGACAAAGACCAACTTTTGGAGAGAATAGCTTGGTTAATGATGAGACCAGAGTATTTCTCTTTCGCATGTAAATATATTCTAAATATAGAACTATTACCATTTCAGTCGCTTCTTCTTTATGAGATGTGGAATAGGAAGTTCCCAATGCTTATAGGTACTAGAGGTATGGGTAAGTCTTTCATACTTTCTGTATACCCGCTTCTTCGCGGATTATTTATGCCGGGAAGAAAAATTATCGTTGTTGGCGCCGCTTTCCGTCAGTCTAAAGTATTGTTTGAATATATGGATACAATATGGAAAAACGCTCCTGTTCTTAGGGATCTATGTGGATCTAATAGCGGTCCAAGAAGAGATGTAGACCGTTGCGTTATGCATATAAACCAAAGTACGGTAACTTGCCTACCTCTTGGCGACGGAAGTAAAATCAGGGGTCAAAGAGCTAATGATATCATAGCGGACGAGTTTGCATCTATACCTAGAGATATTTTTGAAAACGTTGTAGCCGGTTTCGCTGCGGTAGCTTCTTCTCCAGCAGAAAAGGTAAAAAATAAAGCCAAAAGAAAAAGAGCCAAGGAATTAGATATAGGAATAGAAGATACTTCAGATAGCACTCAAGATAAATCAAACCAAATAATACTATCGGGTACGGCTTACTATGACTTTAACCACTTTGCAGATTACTGGAAAAGATATAGAGCTATAGTAAATAGCGGAGGTAAAGAGTCTGCATTAGAAGATGTTTTTGGTGGCGACGTTCCTGAAGATTTTGATTGGACTGAGTATTCAGTAATTAG